TGAAATGTATATTTTCTACATTAGCATCAACCAACATAGAAGATATCTCGCCTAGATCTTGATTGAGCTCTTCATCAGTACGAGAACCAGAAGTGTCAACGAAGACACCAATCTCTTCGATACATGGTGAATACAAACTAGGCAGATACAAACCACTAGCAACGAACCTACGATTAGGTTTTTGCCAACTGTAATCTGACTTGTTATTGCTTCTCAAAAATCGTGCAAGCTTTTGTTTCCAATTGACTTTCGGTGACACAATGTCATCAACAAGCTTAGACAAACTACCGGGTAGTTTACCTTGTGCTTTAGCAGACTCAGCGGCTTGTTGCACTGCAACTCGCATATCTGCTTCGTGTTTACTTTGTGCACCGCTGTCTGTCAAAGATGGGTTAGGTTGTACACAAGTACCGTCAAAGTCAGACAGACCAGACAATGCTTCTGCACCACCATTTTGTTGCAGAGTGGTGTAAATCTCATCAGCAGTCATATCACGATACTTTTCATCAAGTAGTCCACCTTCAGGCAATATCATGCCAGAGTCAGTGACGACTAGATTAATTACATAGTCGCCAGCAACGTTCCAAAGAAACGGGTCACGCTCGCCAAGACGCAGTACATGCATGTAAACACAATGCATAACTTCGTGAGCAAGCAAACCAACTCTTTGCTCAGCTGTGCACTTGAGAAAGAATGTAGGGTTGATTAGTAGCTTTTCGCCGTTCGTTCCCGCTGTTGGAATGTCTTCGGTAAACTCTGCCCCCAATCGAAGGCAGAGAGTACCGAAGAACGGTTGCATTATCAACAACGTAGAACGAGCTCGAGTAAAAGCTGTTTTAATATCTTCCATTAGTCATTATCTCCTAGTAATGTTGAACCAAGAATCACAGCGTTGAAATCGCCAGCATGTTGCTCGACAAAACCTTTGTCTTGCTGTGCTTTTGCTTTACGCTCTGTTTTCTTGTGAATAGTTACCATTTTATCTGGGTCAACTTTTTGCACCATGGCTGCCAAAGCACCGCCAGGCCATGCTTTCAATGCTTGATTAAGCGTTTGAAAACGAAGCAACATCTTAGCAAACTTAGCAACTTCATTTGATTTGTTGATGTCGTACATGTGTCGCTCTTTAGATATTTCAAGAGCTTTAATAACCGTTTCGTCTTGAGGTGCTTTGTAAAGATTAAACGCCAATTGACTTCGATAAGAACTACCTTTTATCAATGGTTGCTCTACCGAAAGAGGCATGTTTGCATTGTGCAATTCTGGTGTATCAATTACACACTCATACTCTTTAACCAAGTTTTGCAATTCCCAAGGCAAATCTTCATAACCAGATGGTCTTTCTCTTTGATCATAGCACTTTGTTTCAAACTGTACGGTCAATTCATTATCGTTAATAAAGAATGAATCGTCACTGTTTTGACTAAGGTCAAAGAACTCTACATTATCAAGCTTTGAAGCTTCTTTGATTCTGTCAATAATAGGTTTGACATGAGTGTCATAGATAGCATCGCCTAGAGACGCAGGGTACTCTGGTTTTGGTTTAGTGTTTTGGTAGCTCTTTTCATACTCTTTGCAGAGATCTACTGTGAGCTTGTTTGACATACGAACTGTAGCCATAATTTTCTCCGTTGTTACAGTACAACATCTGAATTATCTGAAATCCAGCTTTGTATTGTAGGTTGATTAAATAATGCTTTGTCAATTGCAAGAATGCTTTTGACCAAAACAACCTGAAACTCAGTAGGTATCTTCTTACCAAGTTTCATAATGTTTTCTAGTTTGGATTGTTCCGCTCTAGAAGCCACTGCACCTGTAAGTGCATACAATACTGCCGGATCCTCCGATGGCATGTATGAACTAGGATTAGCAATCAAGTTATCAATATCTGGTAACTTGTCTGCAATTTTTGCAAACGCAAGAAACTCTCCAGCAGGACCAGTGCCTACAGCACCAGCAATACCAAAGAATAATCTTGAATCATCCATGTTTTTTGTTAGTCGCAAACGCTTGTCGACGAATGACCAGCTTCGAGGAGTAGGGAAAGCATACTCATCAGCTTTGAAACTGTACAAAAGGTTAGGACGATAACGCATAAAAGAAACTAAAGTAGTATTTACTTCATTCTTTATCGCCCACTCGCACCAAGCATCCAAGCTAGGTTCGAGTTCGTAATGCATCAGTCTGTTTCTTACAGGTGAGGGCATTTGGTAAACCGAGGCACCGTCAGTTAGACGATTACCAGCGGCAAGACATGACCAACCGTCAGGCATTTTGTAGTTACCAACCTGACGAGTTAGTAGAAGTTGTAGAAACGCATTCTGTGTAGCAGGTGGTGCTGTTGGTAGTTCGTCAATCATAAACAAACCACGGGGGCCGTGCGTTTCTTCGGTAGGAAAGATATCTGGTGGAGCCCATGATGTCATTGCACCATAGGTTTCATTATCAACCACTCGTGGTATACCACGAACATCGACAGGGTCGAATAGATTGGCACGAAAATCTAGTAATGGTATCTCGAGTTCATTAGCCACTTGCTGTGGTATCTCGGATTTACCAATACCAGGTCCGCCCCAGATCATAGTGTTAAGTCCGATACGCATGTTATCGCGTATCTCCTGTTTGAGATCTGTTGCTGTAACAGTCTGCATAGTTGTTGTATCTGACATAGTACTCCTCTTATCAAATAGTTATATTTCAATGGGCTCAATATCACGAATCTTGACTAAGTCTTTTCGTATCATTTCGCCCAACCTTTGGGTCGCAAGTTTCTTATAATCAACTTGCTCATCTACTGGAAATGGAGCTTCAAACTCCACCACAATAGTATTATGTGAAAAAGAATCTACAAAAGTAGCTCTAAACATTCTTGTAGCCATAATAGCTCCTAATTTATTAAATATACCCAACTTACTAGGTAATAATTTTTGTAAAAATGACATGATTTTACTCCTACATATACATACTCTCCGCGAACGTGCGAGGTAAAAGCTCGCACGAGCGAATAGATTTTATTTAATTTGATTTACTAACTTGTCGTACAAGTCCAGCAAAAAGATACGCCGGTTGCTTCGGCGTATTTTTTGCAGGGCCCACGGTCCACGAGCGAGCGAAGGTACAAATCGCCGTAGGCGGGCCGACGGCACGCACGAAGTGCGGTGCCTAAAGGCGGCCGGAGGCGTGTTTGTACGAGCACGCACACACAAAAAAACTATTTCTTTTCGTGTCGGGTAATTGACTGGCCGTTAGCACAGTAAACAACTTGTTGTTGCACAGTCTTACCATTGACTATAGTTGATGAAATAACCTTGCGGTCGCCAGTTCTTGCGCCTTTAGAAAAAGGTCTTGGTAGATTACTACGATGCATATCTTCTCCTGTATTAATGCGAAGTCTAAGTAGTTATGAAAAGGTTTATTTTGAACCTACTCGGCCCGCTACTTAAACTTCGACTTGATTGGGAAAATTGGGCCGAATTCTGTGCCTACCAAGTAATCGAAACATTAACTCGGTAGGACTTTGTACGCTTACGCGTTATCAAACATAGTTTGCATATGCTCTTTGGTTGCACCATTAAGTTTTAGTGCTGTTTTACCAGAAGTATCTGCATACTGTTTGAAGTTCCATTCAGCAAGTCTTTGCAATCTTTGCTCAACTGCTGATTGAACTCTGTTTCTTTGAATTGAAACTTCTTTCAAGCCAAAGGAATGGTCAAGGTCTGAAAGAGCCATAGACATCATTCTTGCCTTACGACCAAGGTCAAACATCTTTTGTTCACGCTCGAGCAACCAGTCAGGGATTTCATCGCCTGCTTTAGCCATAGCTGTTTGATAATCGTAAGAGATGCTTGCAAATTCTGCCCATGTTCTGGTGCATAGTTGCAAGAAAGACAAGCCAGTTGACTGTGGGTCAACAATAGTCAGTTCTTGAAAGCCAACAACAATGTTGTTAACTGATTCTTCAAACTTGACTATCTGCTCATCTACTGGTGCATGACCTTCTTTTTCTTCAAAAGTTGGTTGAGTACCAACCTTTTGGTCAAAAATAGCCATGATTTTAGCAACCACATCATCTTTGAATGTTGGGTTACCAGTGTCATCTAGCCTGTAGTTGACATGGAAAAAATCAGGTAGACTGATTGATGCTTTCACAGAACGTTGTTCTGCACCTTCAGAATCTGCAATGGTGTCTTCTGTGTAGTCACTCATTTTAGATTTAACTTCAGGAACAAGTTCTTTCGATTCTTGTTCGCTTGGGTCAAAATATTCACTCATAATAACTCCTATATATAGTAAAGTGATTTATAAAACGCATTTACCTTCATAAATGCAACCTGTAAATAGATACCGTAATTGACTACCTATTTGTATTTGAGCTAGCTTTCATACGAGCTAACTCTTCATTAATTTTGCATTGGATTTCCAAATCAGACTCTGTAAATTTACTTATAGTCTTCATTTCATCCAAATGTTTCATTAATTCATTCATAATATTTCTCCATTAATTACACTTAATTGAACTAGATTGATAAAACGCGGCTGGTAAGACGCGTTTGTGGTACACCGTGGTACACCCTAAGTTATTGATTTGTTTACAGATCTACGTTTGGGTGTACCACGAAGAAAAAGCAGGTGGTACACCTGTAAGCCCCGCGTTAGCAGGGTTTCGTGGAAGGTGTACCATTTGTACCGGTTAATTGTTAGTTTAAACTAAGATTCTATAACCACGGTCCACGGTCGATTACTAAAGCTAACGCAAATCCTGTGGTACACTCGGTACACTTAGCGCTTTTTTGAAAAAAGCACAGCAAAAACAAGGGGTGTAGGTGTACCGGTACGCTGTTTTACAGCTGGTACAAAGGTGGTACACCCGGTACACCCCGGACACTCGTCAAAGACTCGTAGACAGTGGTCCACTACTCGTGAAGTCCACATCACTACGTGATGATAGTAGTCTTATGGTGCGATGATAGTAGTTGGCACACCGAGACCACCTGCCAAAGCTCTGCTTTGGCCAAAGATAGGCCACGACAGCGTCGTGACCTTTGTCGGCTGGGGTTCCGGGCTAGCGAAGCGCAGGGCGGATAACGAAAAGGAAGGACAGAACTACCTATGTAGCTCTGCCCTAGGGGAGAATTACTTCTCTTCGTCGTCGTTTAACCACGACTCAAAGTCATAATGCATTCTCAACCAAGTATATATGAGCATACACTGGGCTGAGATGGTTGTAATAAAGAACATACAACCAAGAGTATAGAATAACTCAGTCATGAGACTCTCCTTTTAGTTTAGCGAAGAGCCCGTCAGGGTCTTCAGTTTGATAATCAAGGATATCTTTGCCTTGATTTTCGGGTTTCTCTACCCAAGACTTGAGAGAGTCTAAAAACTCTGACTTAGGGTCAAAAGTTTCTTCAACTGCTACAGAGTCTTGCCTTTTTGAAGCAATGCCATGGCGTGTGGACTCTTTAGCCTTATCAAGTAGTTGATTGCTTGACTCCAAACCACGACCTAGCCAATAAAAGACTGTATCTGTTGCTTTACCAACAAACTTAGTGCCTTCTTTGACAAGTTTAATCTTGTTGCCCATTACCTTGCTCCTTGAATGCGAACATTGTCTCAAAACCCTGACCGTCAGTAGACTTTTCAGGCATGAAATCCAGATGGATATTCTGATTACCGTTCTTAAGGGTTACAATTCTTCCAATGGAAGGCCAACGAGTTGCTTTAGCGACATTCCCGTCTTTGTCGGTAGTTTCATAGGGTCTACAAACCTTTAGTACAATACTACTCATGATATTCTCCGTGTAATATATATATTTAAAAAAAGGGAAATACTTCCCAACCAATTCAATTAAACTAGATTTGGAAATCTCCGATTTCCCTACTGAGCGACTGGTAAGGAGCGAAGATCTGCGAGCGCTGGAAGCGCGAGCGCGTTGGGGCGGTAGGTCCCCAACAAAGAAATGATGATAGTAGGTGGGCACACTCCGACGGCACACCGTGATAGTAGGTGGGCACAGTCCGCACACCCTGATTAATGACTTGAAATTTTTGAGGGACGAAACTATATCGTTTCGCCCCAAGGGAGATTAACCTACAAAATAGCCAATACAAAAACCCAAAACACAGAACATCATATACCTGTAAAGATATAATTCATTAGCTATCTGTTTCTTTCTTCTATAACTTAGATTTTTCATATCCATTCTCCACCTTTTTTAATTTCTTCAATACATCCTTCTCTGCCAAGCTCGTTAATACAATCTTTACACACAGAAACATGCCCGTCTTCACAATAACTTCCGCCCCTTGTTTCATAGCCAAAAGTTAGTGTTTCAATTGCTTCATTGTTACAAAAGTCACATTCGTCCATAATAATCTCCTTTATATTTACTTACCTTAAACTAGATTTCTTTGCCGCTCGGCGCGGAGCGTCGAGTCGGCGAATAGCTGTGACTATCCGCCAACAGAGAACTACCTAATTATGATAGTTCTCGAAGTCAGCAACCAATTGATGGCTAACAACTTCAACCAAGTCGGCTTGGACATAACCTGTCGGGACTCTAACAGGTTCGCCTTGACGACAGACTCGCTCAACTTTATTTTGTTCAACGAGTTGGTCCAAGATGCCTTGGTTTTCTGACCAGTCCTTAATGAAGGTGAGGACTCGACCATCTTTGTTTCTACCTACGTTGTAGTGAGGTAGATTCACTGTAGCCATGGCTATGGGCTCACCTTCATAAGGCGAGTCTTCAGCGCCAATCAACTGAAGAGAAAACGCACCGCCATCGCGATACTGAGAAACAACACACTCACAGATGTATTCTTCTCCAAATTGAGTTTTAAAAATAAACATTTTAATCTCCATAAAAAGTTAATTACACCCTATTTAAACTAGACTTTAAAAGCCGAACGTGTTCGGCTCTACACGAAGGACGTGGAACGTCCGAGTGAAAGTGAGCGTCAGTAGTGACGCGAACAGAGTAAGCGCATGATAGTACTAACCGTAAGCTACAAATTAAACTGAGGGTAGCGCAGTTGCGCGGTCGCCTGTGGCGAACCCGACAATGCTTTGCATTGCAGTTTAATTTTCGCTGGAGGTTAGTCTAAAACAAATGTATGCGCTCAAAGTTGTGGTGCAACGCGCGAGCGTTGTAACCAACACCTGATGCCATGGCTTTAGCCATGTCCTTGTTAAATGCACCAGTAGGTACCTGACAAGGTTCCAACTACGAAAAATTAGAAACAAGGTTCCAAAACCGGAATCGGGGAAGGGGCTAGCAGTGATAGTGATAGTAGGACCCTGTGTGAGCGGTAAAGAAAAAAATTTTACTAAAAAAATTTTCTAGTAAAAATTTGTGCTACAGTGGGCAAGCATGAGTACGAGGAAATGTACTTCTTGCAAAAAGGAGCTGCCCCTAGAGGAATTTAAAACCTCAAATGATCGTGGACAAGTCCACTCAAAAAAATGTAAAGCTTGTAGTTATGCAGTGCGACGAAAGAATGCTAGCGCAACACCCCAAAATTATTTGACTCGTTTATTTGGCCAACTTAAACACGCGAGAACTAAAAAAGAAAAATCTAAAGTTGTTTGGGATATTGAATTAGAAGATGTTTTAGAGTTATGGGATAAACAAAAAGGTAAGTGTGCATTGACCGGTCTGTTTATGACGTACCATAAAGATGGTAGTGGTACTAGAGGTTTAAACGCTTCTATTGATCGAATAGATCCAGATATTGAGTATTTAGTCACCAATATTCAGCTGGTTTGTAGCAGAGCAAATATAATAAAACACACATTAAAAGAAGATGAGCTTTATTGGTGGGCTAAAAATATAGTAGAATCCAAAGAAAATGACTGATAAAGACCAAAATTTTGAACAAGAAAGGGCCGAGCTTCAGTCTCATTATCCCTATGTCGATGTCAAGCTTAATGAGCTAAGTGTTCAAGAAGAACGCCTCATCCTTTTTCATCTCCGTGGCATGTCGAAAGCTGCAGCGGGACGCGCAGCTGGATATAGGGATAATGAGCATGTTTATAAAGTATTTAAAAAACCAGCAGTACAAAAGATGATTGCTAAGATGCGCGAAGAGTTTAAAGAAGAAATTAAGTTTGATAAACAAACAGCGACAAGCATGTACTTAGAAGCGCACCGTAAATCGGTAACAGCGACAGAAGAGAAAGTTATCACCGATTCATTGTGCAAGCTCCACGGTCTATTTGCTCCAGAGCATGCTACACAAATCAACATCAATCTGGATAGAACTGTAGAACAACTAGAAAAACTACCAGATTCTGAATTACTCAAGATAGCGGGAACTGATAACCAATATCTTATGCCTAAAAAGGATGGAGAAAAGAAAGATTAAATACATTCACGTTAACCAACATAAAATAAAGGCTAACTTAAAACATGGTACGAATGAGCCAGTTATAACTGTGAAAGAAGGTAAGAACAATACCTATTGTCATGAAGTAACTATAAAAGGTGATTCTATTGTTCGTTATAGTGGTACAGATAAACCTATCCTACCCTGCGGAGCTAGAGTAGTTATTGAAACTGAAGCAGAGCTAGAGATTGATGGAAATAAAAAAGATTGAATGCCTAACGTGTAAAGCGTTACACCCAGATACGTTGTACCCGAGCGACGATCAGATCTGCGTGTACTGTAAAGCGGACGAAGCAGAAAGAGTTGAAGAACCTGTAATTGAAGAACCTATAGAAGAACCAACTCCAGAAGAAACTGAACAATTAAAAGCCCAAAAAGAACTTGCCTTACGAGCCTTGGCCCGTAAACACTTGTTACCATTCGTTGAGCGTTTCAATCCAGACTACGTTCCGGGTTGGGTACACAAGGACATATGTCTACGGTTGGAGAAGTTTAGTGAAGATGTAAATAATCAAAAGTCACCTAGACTTATGTTGTTTATGCCACCCCGACATGGTAAATCTACTTTGGCTTCTGTTGCGTTTCCAGCTTGGCATTTGGGCAAGAACCCTGAACATGAGTTTATTAGTTGTTCGTACTCTGGATCGTTGGCCATGAACTTTAGTCGTAAGGTTCGTCATCAACTGAGAGAACCTAATTTTAAAAATGTCTTTTCTGGTGTATCGCTCGACCCTAGTTCGCAGTCCGTAGAATCATGGAATACAACCAAGGGCGGTGGTTATGTAGCAGCGGGTGTTGGTGGTGGTATTACCGGTAAAGGAGCGCACGTGTTAGTCATCGATGACCCAGTTAAGAACAGAGAGGACGCAGAATCCGAGTACAATCGGGATGCAGTCTGGGACTGGTATACATCTACTGCGTATACACGACTCGCTCCGGGTGGTGGTGTACTCGTAATTCTTACCCGATGGCACGATGATGATTTAGCTGGTAGGTTGCTACAAGCAGCAGCCGCGGGCGCGGATCAGTGGGAAGTTGTTAAGTATCCAGCCCTCGCTGAGAAGGACGAAGAGTTTAGAGAAAAGGGCGACGCGCTTCACCCAGAGAGATACAGCTCAGAAGCTCTGACCCAGATTCAAAAAGCGGTAGGTCCGAGAGACTGGTCAGCGCTATATCAACAAAACCCAGTATCGGACGAAGGTGAGTACTTTAATCGAGAAATGATTAGGTATTACGACGAAAATGAAGTAGACTTTGACAGATTACGGTTCTATTGCGCATGGGATTTAGCGATTGGTCAACGAGAACGTAATGACTACTCTGTAGGAGTAGTTGTTGGCGTTGATGAATACGATAATTTATACGTAGTAGATTGTATACGAGGGAAGTATGACGGTTTTGAACTTGTTGAACAGATCTTAGATTTGTATGAAACTTGGCGACCACATGTTGTGGGTATCGAGAAGGGTCATATAGAGATGGCCTTAGGTCCGTTTCTACAAAAACGTGTTCGAGAACGTGGACTTAACGAAGCTTACTTTAAAGATTTAAAAGTAGGTAGACGAGACAAGGAAGCGAGAGCTAGAGCAATACAAGGTAGAATGCAACAAGGCATGGTATACTTTCCGAAAGATCCGGTATGGGTTGGTCCGCTGATTGCGGAACTTTTGCGTTTTCCAAACGGGGTACATGATGACCAAGTGGATGCGTTAGCATGGATAGGATTAATGATGACAGAATTCGCTACTTTTGTAGAGAAGATAGAACATGAACCATCTTGGCGAGATAAACTTAAAGATCTAGTCAAGAGTGATAAACGTAAATCAGCTATGAGTTCTTAATGAATTACAGCAAAAAGAAGAAAAAGTTAAGTACAGAAGAAGAGCATTCTATAGCAACTAATCAGTTTGAGCGTTACGAACGTGCGCGTGACAATGGCCACTTAGAATATATAGAAACCGCAAAAAAATGCGATGCTTTCTATCGTGGTAATCAATGGGATCCAGCTGATGTAGCGATGTTAGATGATGAAGGGCGTCCAGCTCTTACAATTAATACTATATTACCAACAATCAATACCGTGCTTGGTGAACAAAGCACTCGAAGAGCAGACGTTAATTTTAAACCAAAAGGTAATGGTACTCAGGAACTTGCTGATGTATTAAATAAACTATACATACACATAGCTGATACTAATAAGTTAGACTGGTTAGAGTCTACAATTTTTGCCGATGGTCTTATTCAAGACCGAGGCTATTTTGATGTAAGAATAGATTTCACGGATCATATCCAAGGAGAAGTGCGTATAAGTACCAAGGATCCGTTAGATATTCTGATTGACCCTGACGCCAAGGAGTATGATCCTAAAACATGGAATGAGATATTTGAAACCAAGTGGATGAGTCTTGATGAAGTAGAAGAACAGTATGGACAAGACGCTGCGGATAAATTAAGAGTAGCAGCAGAATATGGTAATACTATGGGGCAAGACTCTGTAGAGTATGAAGAAACCCGTTATGGTGATACGTATACTGGTGTAGAGTACAATCAATCTTCTACTACTAACCCAGAAGAAAATAGACAAATGCGAGCAGTTCGAGTAATCGAAAGGCAGTATTATCAGCTTAAAGAATGTACTTATTATGTCGATTCTGTTACTGGTGATATGCGACAAGTACCCGGCAACTGGGGTGAAAGAAAGAAAAAGAAATTTGCAGATGAGTATGGTTTAGAGATAATTACTAGACTAGACCGTAAAGTACGTTGGACTGTGACAGCAGATAAAGTTGTATTACACGATGATTGGTCCCCTTATGAGTGTTTCACAATTGTCCCATACTTTCCTTATTGGAGAAGAGGTAGACCATTTGGTATGGTAAGAAACTTAATATCCCCACAAGAACAACTAAATAAAATTAGTTCACAAGAATTACATATTGTAAACACTACAGCTAACAGCGGTTGGATTGTAGAAACAGGGTCATTAAATGGTATGACTGCTGACGATTTAGAAGAACACGGTGCGGAAACTGGTTTAGTATTAGAGTATAATCGTGGCTCATCTCCCCCTGCGAAGATACCACCAAATCAGATTCCCACCGGCCTAGACAGATTAGGTCAAAAAGCTGCTGCTAATATAAAAACAATTAGTGGTATTAGTGATGCTATGTTGGGTACAGACAGTCCTGAGGTATCAGGAGTAGCTATACAAGCAAAACAAAACCGTGGTGTTCTAATGATTCAAGTACCATTGGATAATCTACAAAAGACTAGGCAGTATTTAGCAGAACACGTGTTGCGTTTAATTCAGGCTTATTACACAGAGGAAAGGTTAATACAGATTACAGATGAAAATGATCCAATGAAACCGGAAGTACCTATTGTAGTAAACCAAGTTACCCCTGAAGGAGACATTATTAATGATTTAACTTTAGGTGAGTATAAAGTAGTGGTCGGTACTATGCCGGCTCGTGATAATTATGACGAAGTACAGTTTGCTGAAGCAATCTCTTTAAGGCAGGTTGGTGTACCAATACCAGACGACTTAATTGTAGATTACTCACACTTAGCTAAGAAAGGCGAAGTTGCACAACGTATACGTCAAATGCAAGGAATGGAACCAATGACAGAAGAACAGGCTCAAATACAAGCTTTCCAAGCACAAGCTGAAATACAAAAAATTCAACTTGAAATCGCTAAAATGGAAGCAGAAGTACAGAATTTACAATCTCAATCTCAACTTAATATGGCAAAAGCTCAAGGCACTGCTGCAGACCCACAAATTAAAGTGGCTGAGATACAGTCTAAGATGGAGATGAAACAACAAGAACTTGCCTTACGTCAACAGTTATCTTCATTAACGAACGACATGAGGAAAGACCAAACCCAAACCCAAGCAGCATCTAAAGTTGCTGTTGAAGCTATGAAATCAGGAGGTAGATAATGGCTGAAGATAAAAACACAGAAGAATTAGTATTTGAGGGAATGCCCGGTGCTGATGCAAAAACCGAAGAGGATGTACAACCTTTTCAAGTAGATATGAACTTTGAAAACACGGAGGAAGAAGTTGAAGAAGCTCAAGAAGAAGAAACAACAGAAGCAGAACCTGTTGCAGAAGAAACAACAGAAGAAATTGCAGAGGAGCAAGTTGAAGAAACAACAACTGAAGCAACAGAAGAACAACCAGTTGAAGCAAGCGAAGACCCAGTACCAACAGATGATGAGCAACCTGTGGAAGCAGTGGAGGAAGATGAACAGGTAGAAGAACCAAAAGCACCTATGGTGCCTAAGTCTCGTCTTGACGAAGTACTTGCAAAAAATAAAGAAATGCAAAAAAGACTTCAAGACATGGAGGAAAAACCTGCTGAAGATGCTGCTCCTGAGTATGACTTTGTTGCGAAGGAAAAAGATTATCAAGACTTAGTTTTAGAAGGTGAGACTGAAAAAGCTGCTTTGTTAAGAAACGAGATAAGAACTGCTGAAAGAGAACAGGTTATGTCTGAAATGCAAAGTAAAATGGGTCAAACTGTACAACAAGATCGTGAGCTACATGAGTTAAATCAAAAGGCTACTGAAATAATGGATGTGTTTCCTATATTTAATGAAAAAAGTAAGTCTTATGATGAAAAATTAACTAATGAAGTTATGGAATTACGAGATGCTTTTATATATCAAGGGTATGGAGCTGCTGATTCTTTAGCAAAAGCTACTGAAGTAACTCTCTTAAGTAAAAAACCTGAGTTATTACAAGGTGACGGTTCAGAAGCATCAGATCCTGCTCCTAAACTTACTCAAGCTGTACAAGATAAAAAAGCAAAAGCTACAGTCAAGAAAAAAGTAGAAGCTTCACAGTCACAACCACCTCAAATGAAAGGTGAGTCTACTCAAAATAAGAAAATAGTAGACATAAATGTGTTGTCTGATGATGAATTTGGTGCACTACCAGAAGAAACTTTACGCAGAATGCGTGGTGACTTTGACTAAATAGTAGTATAGTATTAAAGAATTCGTTGGTTGGAACGATATCCAACAACTGGTCGTTCAGTATAAAAATCGTTTTTTCGTCTACAACGACGTTAACTGTTCGAGGTCGTGCTCGTTAAATTAACGATATCGTATCCCAACGATAAAGGGTATACGGGATATCGCCCCAAATAGCGATTGGTTATTTTATTAATTTTTTATTTGGAGGCCTAATGGCTAATACAAATTTCAGCGCGTTGAACAGTGAACAGCTTACTATCTGGTCTCGTGATTTTTGGCGAGTAGCTCGAAACATGTCCTTCATTAACCAATTTGCGGGTAGTGGCCCCAACGCCATGGTTCAGAGAATAAATGAACTTACTCAATCAGAAAAAGGAGCTAGAGCTGTATTAACACTCTTAGCTGACATGACTGGTGATGGTATCGTTGGTGACAACACTCTCGAAGGTAATGAAGAAGCATTAAGAGCATTCGACATCGTTGTACAATTAGATCAATTAAGATTTGCGAACAGACTATCTGGTCGTTTAGCGGATCAAAAATCTGTTGTCAACTTCCGTGAGCACTCAAGAGACGCACTTGCATACGCAATGGCGGACAGACTAGACCAAGTTGCATTCTTAACTTTGGCTGGTATTGACTACAACAGAAAGAACAACAATATCGGTGGTTCTGCTGCGACTAGACCAGTACTAGGCTCAGGTGCTAACTTGTCTGACCTTGCCTTTAATGGTGATGTAACTGCTCCTACTTCTAACAGACACAGAAGAGTAGACGCAACTAATGGTTTAGTTGCTGGTGACACTTCTGCTTTAGCTGCTACTGACAAAATGTCTTATAGCACTATCGTTGAGTTGAAAGCATTTGCTAAAGACCAATACATTAGAGGTATGAGAGGAAATGGTAATGAAGAGATGTATCATCTTTTTGTTACTCCACAAGTAATGGCTGATCTGAAACTAGATTCTGACTTCTTATCAAACGTAAGAAGCGCTGGTATCAGAGGACCAAACAACGAACTATTTGCTGGATCTTCTAGCTTAATGGTTGACGGCGTTATGGTTCACGAATTCAGACACGTACCAAACACTTCTCAAGGTACCTCAGGTACTCAGAAAGGTGGATCTGGTAGTGATGTTGATTTCGCTGCTAACATATTCTGTGGAGCTCAAGCTCTTGCTATGGCAGATATCGGTTTGCCTGAAATAGTTGAAGACACTTTCGACTATGGAAACCAAAACGGTATTTCTATCGGTAAGATCATGGGTCTTAAAAAACCAGTCTACAACTCTGACATTTCTGGTCAGAATGAAGACTTTGGTGTAATCAGAGTAGATTGCGCATTTTAATTAAGATTGGGGTGGTCTTCGGACCACCTCTTTCTACTAAACAGGAGTTTTAAATGGAAAGAAAAACTATGAAAGTTATCTCAGAAACAGATTTATATGTATCACTAAAAACTGGTGATGCTGTTCGTTTATACGCAGGAGAAGCAAGAGAATTCCCAGAGTACATTGGATATGCTTGTATACAAGCTGGGGCTAAAGAAGTAAGAGAAGAGCCTAAGCCTGAACCTAAAGCAAAGCAAAAACTCGTTAAAAAAACAGAGAAAAAAGAAGAAGAAAAATAGATGGCTGGTACGTTACAAGCACAACACATATTATCCAGGGTACGTAACGTACTTCAGGATAATACTAGTGTGCGTTGGACCGACGGTGAACTATTTGATTATTTAAGTGATGCACAGAGAGAGATTGCTAATATTCGTCCTGATGCTACTGCTACACATTCTAATGTACAGTTAACTACTGGTACGGAACAAACCATACCAGCTGATGGACTAAGGCTTGTAAAATTAGTAAGGAATGTTGCAAGCACCTCTGCAAGCGCTACCGGTGGTAGGAGTATTCGGGTGGTATCAGAAGATGCTTTAAATAGTACAGAACCTAATTGGCATGACCCAACTGTAACTGGCGATGCTACACACGGTACTGAGGTTAAACATTATATTTTTGATGGAGACGACCCTAGAGTATTTTATGTGTACCCTGGAGTTTCTGGTAATGCTTATGTAGAAGTTGTGTACTCTAAAAATCCTACTAGTATTGGTTCAAATACTGATTTAATACAAGTGGATGATATCTTTGCAAATGCACTAATTAATTTTGTTTTGTATAGGGCTTATTTAAAAGATGGTGAGTTTGCTGGAAACCAACAACGTGCTGGTAGTTATTATCAATTATTTAGCGCAAGTTTAGCTAGAGGTGGAGTAGTTCAACAAGCTGTACAACCTGACCAAGGAGTATCAAGTGGCTAGTTTTGATTCATTAATTAAAGACGTTTTACCATACGTTCCGGGTTGTCCTGATTCGTTGATAGAAACTACTTTACGTTCTGCAACTATAGAGCTTTGTGAAAAAAGTAAGGCTTATACTCATGATTTAGACCCAATAACTACGATATCGGGAACTTATGAGTATGAGTTTGACCAACCAAGTGGTACAGATGTACACCAAATATTGTGGGCTACTTATGATGGAAATGATTTAGACCCAATTAGTCCAAGAAGCCTAGAGCTAAATTATCCTGATTGGCGAGATAAATCAGGTATACCAACTGTGTACTTACAAAAAACACCGGATACTTTTTGGTTAGTACCAGTTCCTAACGCAAAAAATGTAAATGGTTTATTGTTAAACGTAGCTTTAAAACCCAGTAGAACTACTAATAGTATAGATACTAATTTTAGTAATGATTACCGAGATGGCATTATTTATGGTGCTGTTTATAGGCTGTTAAGAATGCCTAGTAAAGAATGGACAGACCCAGTGGCTGCTGCGGACTATTTTAACTTATTTCAAGCTCAGGTATCTGATGCAGAGTTAAGAGGTAGAGGTGGTAATATTGGGGTGAAAAGAACAGTAAAATACAAAGGTGCAGGTTTATCCCCAAGGAAGAGGTATGGACGATATGGCAAAGAATTGGACTATTAATGGTAAGGTTTTTGAATACATCCCTGTAGAGGATGTAAAAGTTGCTAACAATACAATAGAACCAGATCTTAAAAAAGTAGCCGAAAAGTCTTACGCTGATTGGATACCCGCTGATGTATATGCAGCACTGCGAAAAGGTAGTTCTGAGTTATACATGGTGTATGAGGATAATTACTATGCAGGCTTTGTTATAGTATCGATTTTAGATGATGCTGGAGGAGAAAAAACTTTATATATTTGGGTTGCTTATAGTAGACCCGGGTATAATATAATAGGTGCAGGTGTAGAGTTCTTAGAGGGCTTAATACAAAACACCAGCATAACAGGAATGGAGTTTCATTCCGACCGTTCTGGATGGAGTAGAGCGGCTAAAAAGCACGGATTTAAAGCAGTAACAACAGTTTATAGAAAGGAAGTTTAATGGGTAGTAAACCAAAAGCGGAAGAATATAAGCCAAGTGAGACTGAAAAAACTCAAGCGGCTATAGCAAGGTCTGATCAAAAATATTTTGAACAGACCTATGATCCTTTATTAAGGCAAATGCGTGACGAGTCATTAAAAACTGATACTCATGCTACTTTACGTGGTCGTGCACAGGCAGATACTATGCAAGCAACTACAGGAGCTGGACCTAACTTAGGCATAGCTTCCGGTGTAGATACTGCAGCAGATAGGGCTTTAGGCGCAGTCGGTAATATTTTAAATGCTAATGTAGTTGCCTCAGATGTAAAAGCTAATCAACAACTTGGGGTTTTAGCTACTGCTAGGGGTCAACAAGCTGACGCAGGTAGTGGTTTAGCGCAAGCATCTAAATTAGCTAGATCCGAAGATTTAAATAGAATGACTGCTAAATTGAGCAGAGCAACAAATATTATGGGAGCTATAGGTAAAGTTGGGGGTGCGGCTAGTAAATCTGGGGCCCAAACATGGTCAAACATGAATCCGGAAAACCCTTTCTCTAATAGGTATACAGGATAGGTATTATGTATAGTTATAATTTTGCCAATATTTCACAATCCGCTATACAGGCGATACGAAACGACCCGCGATTCGGCGGCAACCCCGAAGAAGTAAAAGACCCTGATAAGGTATTTGCTGATGTTACGAAAAGGCAGGCTGATAGATATGAGCGTGATTTCAAACCTTATGAAACTAGTTTAGTTCAGCGTACTCAAACTGACACTAGTTTAATAGATTCAGTTCCACAAGATGTAGCACAACAACAGAGAATTGCAGAGGATGTGAATAGGAGAAACAGAGAAAGGTTTGGTTTTGAGTCTACTGCAGCTTTAAGTCAAGAAAGACAGAGAGCTATACAAAGAGGAGGAGCTATTAATTTAGCGGGCGGTTTAAATGAAGCTAGACTATCTCAATTAGACCAGAATCAAAAAGTTTTAAGTGATTTAATAAATATTGGGCAAGGTTTAAATAGGAGTTCTTTACAAGGCTTAGGGGTTGCCGCAGAAAACGCAGTAGCGAGAAGAAACCAATACGAAAGAGATAGAGTAGCTTATAAAAATGCTAGAACTAATATGTTTGCCAGTATTATAAGTGCTCCTTTAAGCATCCTTTCTGATATGCGTTTGAAGAAAGATATTAACTTTAGCCATAAAGAAGGTAATTATAATATTTACACTTGGGAGTGGAGTAAGAAAGCTATAGAATTAGGCGCAGGTGATTTACCTCAATATGGAGTGCTTGCACAAGAAATAAAAATACAAAAACCAGAAGCGGTTACTACACACGGCTCTGGGTACTTAATGGTTAATTACGGGAAGTTATAATGGCAATAAAAAGACCAGACGGTTCCTTTACCCTACAGAGTGAAACTACGCTAGGTCAACAACTTGGACAAGTATTTGGTACTGTAAATTTTACTAGTGAAGCTAAAGCTAAAGAGGCTAGTAGGGCCGAGATATTTAGTATGATGACTGCAAAGACAGATGCTGAGAAAGCGGCAGATGCAATGTTTGAAGAATATGAAAAAACTGGAGTAGACCCAGTAGGTTATAGGAGTAATGTAACTGGGATGGACTTTGGTGAGTGGTATGTGGGTTTTCAAAAGCGTAAAAGCGAAGGACAGGGAACTGATTTCATGAAAGATATTGTTCCGGTATTGTCTGATGACCTTTTAGATGAAAGACATCCAGATATGTTTAAAGAACTTTTAAAACAATCTGGAAATGAAGATTTTAAAAGAATAAGTGTATCTGATTTAATTAATTCCGCACAATTTTTAGATGGTAAGGCGTATTTTGACCCGAGAGTTATAACTATGGCACCTGGGGAAGACGGGGGTTTTAAAGTTAGAGAAAACCAAATTACAACCGATGGGGCAAATCAAAGAGATGGGGGGCTTCCCATGGACGGGTATATTACGGCCGATCACATAAACGCGGCGTATGATACTAAAGTTGTAAACTTAGACAATATGGCACCCGGCAGTGCAATAGCTAGAGACCTTTTTAATAAAATTCAAAGTTTAGACCTAGACCCTGATGAATTGATGCAATACTATGCAGGCGCTTTAGACCCTGCTACAGATCGAGAAACCACGTTAGCTAATATAGACGCGCTAGCTGCAAAATATAATGAAAAAGAAATAGCAAAACGAAAAGAGCAAATATCGAACACTACAAATGTCCTTGGAGAAGGTACAGATTCTGTAACTCAACAATGGGCACAAATATTAGAACAATCTAGAGGTAAAGATGGTAAGACTGATTATAAAGTAGCTGTAGCTAACTTTCTGGAATCTCCCCAAGTAATTGACGTAGATGAAAATAATTTTAGTGAAACAGGGTTTTTAGTAGATGCGGGTAAATATAGTATGTTTGGTCCACAAGAATTAAAAGGTGACTCATTGTTAAATTCACTAAGACTAACAAAAGATTATTTAACTGGGGAAAGAGGCCGTCCTTTTTTAGCAAGAGCTGGTATTGGGCCCGGGGCTGGTGGTTTCGCACCGAATGCGTTTGAGACACTTATTTCAGATTTAGATAAATTACTTAACCGGGGTATAGCCACAAAACAAGCTAAAGCAAAGGACACAATAAGAAGCAACCTAATGGAGATGGATTTCACAGCAAATAATATAGAAAATTATTTCTCTAAAGAACAATGGGATAGCTTTGATGAACCCCAAAAGAAAGAAGCGTTTGCCCTTATTGGACAAATATCTAACAATAATGTAGTTACTACAGTCCAAGATAAACTAGCCGAAGTCAAACCAGGCGTTAGAGGGCTTGATAAAGAGGGGGCTAGAACGTGGATTAAGAACAATAAAAACTACAAAGAGTTTTTTAATTTAGATAGTTCTGAGGGTAAAAATAATATACAAGCTATGTTTAAAGACCCTGAAATTAGAGCAGATTTTGAAAATTTAAATCCACAAGATTTTGCTAATAAATATAGCGTTGATGGAAAACTAGATACCAAAAAACTTGTTGGTAATAAGTTAAGCAATGAAGCTGTAGTTACTTTAAACAAGGTTATATCTAAAGATCAGGTAGAGGAGTTTAAAGAACTTGTGGCAAACAATGATATTGAGGGAATTCAAAAGTTAGCAGCTACACTTAATATTTCAGATGAAGACCAAAAAACTTTAATAAAAGAGTTAGCAGATACTGGTGGAGATTTAAGACAACTTTCTACAACTAAGCAAAAACTAGACCTTGCAAATAAATATATAATGGCTGCTATGTCTACGGTAAAGGCGGGGGATCCCCTAACCGTACAACTTGCAGGAATTAATCTTGGGGAGTATATAACCTCAGGTATGTTTAATAGTGACGGGATTAATGCAGCTAAAGCCAAATCAGATATGCTTAAAGCAGCTACTGAAACGTACCAAGCGGCGACTGATGCAGAACTGTCCCCAGGCTTCAGAGCCGCAGAAACAGAAGTTAACAAGTATATTATGAAGTTCAGTGAAGGCGAGATGGATTCAGAGGACTTCTTTAGAAATAGCACAACGCAGTTGAATAGAATGAGAGCTGCTTGGGAGAGCACAGCAAACGGTGCTGATAGAGTAAAAGCCCAAAAGGTATATGAATCAAATTATATAGACTTTATAAAACGTTGGATTGCAGAGGTCGAACCTAACTGGTGGCAAACGATTTCTTCTTTTGGGTTTGCCCGTGGCGGTACTTTCCTAATTGGTGGTCGGGAGATACCTGGAAAAGTAGTAATTGACGAAGCAACCGGAAAGGCTACTGGTATAAGAATAAATGACGTGCTTCTGGAGGCAAAGGATCTTGAAGGAGAGGCTGCTGATCAATTCAAAAGAGCGCTTGTTGCTGTAAGTAAAGAACAAAGTCAAATGAGGATGGGGTCTTCTCAATAAGTACTTATGGCTAAAACTTTAAGTGAAGCCCTGTTTGGAGATTCGGAAGGTATTGAAGAACGCCAAAGCAGAACCCTTGCAAAAGAATTAAGGAAACCAGAACTTGCTCCTTCTGAAAATACTTTACAACCCGGGCCTTTAGGTTTTGGAGACATTTTTAGCACTGCTATACGTGGTGGTACTGCGCAGTTAGGAGCTGATATTAATAGGTTCCAAGCAGTTGGCCAAATGTTAACTGGTTTTGATGAAGCAGCTCAAAAGAATCTTGAGATTGCAGAAAGTTATGATGCTATATCCAGCGACCTGTTAAATCAAATACAACCCTTTGAAGATTTTCTTGAAGAACCTACTCTTGGTGGTTTTTTTACTCAAGTAACAAAAGCTTTAGGTCAATTTACTCCTATGATGGTAAGCTCACTTAGTTCTGGTTTAGCTGGGGCTGGTGTTGGTATGTTAGCAAAATTTGGAGCTAGGACTCTTACTAAAAAACCTCTAGACCTGTTGTTAAAAGAGGCAATTAAGAAAAAAGACAAAGGTCTTAAACTTACTCCGGAAGAAGCAGTATTGATACATGAAGGTCTTGGGTATGCAAAATGGGCAAAACGTGGGGGTATCGCAGGAGCTTTTGGTCAAGAATACGTGGTAGGTAGCTCTCAGTCCGCCTCTGAATTTCAAGAAGCTGGTATGGAGTTAACCCGTGCTGAAGCAGCACAGGCAGCACTATTAGGTATTCCACAAGCAGTATTAGGTACTGCCTCTGAAACTATTTTTGCTAATGCTTTTTTAAAAGCTTCTTTGAAAAAAAGTCCTTTAGTTGCCTTAGATAGAAAAGCACAAACTTTTGGAGTACAGAACTTAACAAAAAATGAAAAAAAGGCTTACGTTATTTTTCAAAAGAAAATTAATAAAAAAGAACTAACTGAAAAAGAACAAGCCTTTTTAGATTTATATTCTGGACCAAAAAAGAATATTTTTTCTTCTGCTATTAGAGAGATAGGAAAAGGTTTTATTGGGTCAGGTGCTGTTGAAGGTATTACTGAGGTAGGCCAAGAAGGTTTAGGTATAGCCCAAAGAATGTCTATTGACCCTAACTATACGAATGAAGAAGCTAAATTAAGGTTAGCCGAAGCTGCTTTTGCTGGGTTTTTTGCTGGAGGTGCTCGAGGAGCAGTGGGAGGAGCAGTAAGCCCAATTATGAGTAAAGTTTCCGATGCTATGGCAAGAGGTAAAGCTGATCAAATTGATTTTCAAGCACAAATAATAAATGAAGCAGGTAATACTGATGCTTTAGAAAAAACTATTGAAATAGTCCAAGCTGAAGTTGGATCTCCAAAACAAGTTATGTTTCTACCACAATCAAGAGTTGAAACTTACCAAGATATGTATCCAGAGGTAAATTTTGGGGATAGGACTGTAGCTGTACCATATAAAGGTGGAGTAGTAGTTGGTACTCCAGAGGCAATGAAAAAAGCTAATAATTTATTTCAAGCGAATATTGCGGCTGACGACGCAAATGTCATAAGTAAGGAAGAAAAAACAAGAAGAAATGTAGCGTTTAGAGATGCAGTAATTGAAGCTTTGGATGGTGAAGAACTTAGCGATGTAGTAGACAATGCTACTCACACAATTAAAGTTTTTAATGCTGATGGGCGTGTTATTGCCACTAAAGAAGTTAACCAATTTCAAATACAAGAAGAAAGAAGCAAACTTCAAGCTAAGTATCCTGAAGCTAACGTAAGAGTATTTACGACAGCTGACTTAGATATAAATAATATGAACTTTGAAAATGAGCCATCTTTAGATGAGATAGACGTAACAGAAGCATTTGATGATAATGAAGGAGATTCTGCTTCTTTGTCTGGGTTAAGCCCTTTTGAAGTATATAAAGTAGCTCAAGAAGAATCGCAAAGAACAGGTGAACCGATTGAAGAGATTCTTGAAAGGTTATCAGAACAGCAGAGTGGGGGGTTGTTTGGTGCTCAATTAGAAGACGCTAGATTAACTGCGCAACCTGAAGTATTACTACGTGCTGAAACGGAACTACAACAATTAAAAAAACTTGAAAAAGAAGGGGGGTTGACCCTTTCTCAAAAAAGAAGATTAGATAAATTAAAAAAAGGTGGGGATAAAAAAACAAAGGGAGGAGTTGTAAGAACTGATGCTAGAAAATATAAAAAAACAACTTATCAACCAAAAGTAAATGAAGAAACAGGGGAGTTTTCTACTGAAGACCAAGAGTTAATAGATTTACGTCAAAGGTACTTTGACTCTCTTACTGAACAAGAGAGGACAGAGTTAGGAATTACAGATATAAATTCTCCTAGAATGCAGACGTATAGTAGAAGTTTATTAAGAGAATACTTTAGGCAACGAGATAGCCGAGCTGGTACAGACCCAGAGATTGGTCCTGATTTAACAATTATTCAAGATCCCGACGATGCCAATGCTTATGTTTTTGGTACCTTTGAGCCGCAAACTGTAGAAGCTAGAGTTTTAGATTTAGTTGAAACAGCAGTTATAGAAGGTTTTAAATTTTTATCTACGACAGGCGGGGGTGAGGTATCACAGGCTAGTTCCTATTTTAAAATAAGAGGTACGAATGCAGAAGCGGGTGCCACTATAGGGTATGGAGATAAAGAAGTTAATTTTGCTGGGAATGATGTAGCTATTAATTTATATACTTTATTAACTCAAGCAGTAAAAATCTTTCCTCAAATAAAACAAGATTTTACTATGAGTATAGAAGAGCTCTTACAAAGTGTAGGAGGTAATAGAACTAGAGCCTATAACATTGCTTTAGCGACTATGGTGCCCGAAATTTTTGCGGAGTTTAAAAAGTATGGGTTTGAAGTGGTTATGAAAGAAGACCTCTACACACCAATGACTAATGAAACAAAACTCGTAAGTACTGAGGGTCAAAATTTAGCAGATGTACCGATGTTTTATAGAAGAATAGACCCAACTAAACCTGCACAATTACTTAGTCCAATCGAGCTACAACAATTTTCTTTAACTGGATCGATAGAAGCGAGAGAGGTAAGTTCCTTAGAATTTCAAAAATATTTAGATATCTTAAAAGATGTAAAACAAGAGCTAGGTGGAATAGGGTTTGCTACTACAGCTGGAATATTTGTTGATAAATCTGACATAAACGCCCTTGCTAATAGTCTAGCTCGTAAAAGATATATAGAAGAAGGTGGTAGCGAGTCTTTATTTACCATACCTACAAGGGGTATTAAAAGCTTAACCAGCAGATTGGATGAGTTAGCAGACTTAGAAGCAGAGATAGCGCCGGTTAGCAAACTATACGCAAATTTAGAGACCCAAATAAAAAATCGTGGTATATCCGAAAAAGAACGTGGAAGTTTAATTAAGCGACAAAAATCAATCGGTAGACAGTTAACAAAGTTAGAGTATCAGTACAACAATTTACAATATGAGTTGAACACTGAGTTTGGAGATTTCAAGAAAGTTGATTTAGAAAAACCTCTCGGTGGAGATCAAGATATGAGAGAAGCTGTCGGGGATGACCAAGATTTTCAAGGTCCTTTAGGAGCGCAACCCCCGCAAGAAACTATTGGATTTCCTCCAGTCAGACATGCAGTACCTCAATATAGAAATGGTAAGAAAATTTTTGTAACAGAATCTAAAGATTTAGTTTTAGAAGGAACCGAGGCACAAAAAGAAAAACGCTACCCTTTAATCCCAAGCGAAATGAGTTTACGAGGCGATGCAAGGTTTGAAAGTGCTACATTGTCTCCACCCCCAATTGATTCGTCTTTAGAAAGAGACCCTGTAAGTTTACAAAGACAAGCGCAAGCAGCGGAAGAGCAACAAAAAATGCGTTTAAGACTAGAAAAAGAGGAACAACCTAGAAAAGATCGAAAAAGACAAGCAGCTCTATTGAAGAAAGTACAAGACGGTAAAACTTTAACAGAAGCAGAACAAAGTAGTTTAGATAAATTAAATGAAAAAACACCATTAAAAAGAATAATATCAGGTGGGCAACTTGGTGGTGACCAGTTTTTTCTTTATATGGCAAAAGCGATGGGTTTAGAAACTGGTGGTACTGCTCCAAAAGGTTTTAAAGTAGAAGGTGGAGTAAGTCTTTCTTTAGGGCCTCAGTTTAATGTAGTAGAAGGAGAATCCTCAGAGTACCCACCAAGAACTAGAAAAAACGTTGAAGATTCTGACGGTACTATTATTTTGACTAAAGAAGATGGGTCACTCGGCAGCGGTTCTCGACTAACCGTTAAGTTTGCTGAAGAACTTGGTAAACCTTTTTTAATTGTTAATCCCGGAACTTCAGCAGCGACAATAACCAACTTTATAAGAGATAACAATATAGAAGTTTTAAACGGCGCAGGTTCAAGAGCTTCTTCTTATACCATGGCGAAACCTCGTAGCATTCCTATGGAAAAAACACCCATAAGTGAGGTAGCCGCAACTGTAGAACAAACAGATTTAGGTAACAAAATGCTAATGGATATTTTTCCGCAGTTAGCACAAGGAATAATCTTAGCGCAACCCCCTGTAAAAGTTAAAGGGCAAGAAGGCGCAGCGTACAAAGGAACACCTGTATTTAATACTAAATTTGAAACCGACCCAGACGCAATAGACATGGAGTTGGGAGAAATAAAAGTAAGTCAAGGGATTGCAAATCTTTTTGATATTAAAGATCCAAAATTTACTAAAGATGTAGGCGATACCTCTGGTGAACGTTTTATTAGTAAATTGTCTGAAAAAATGAAAGGTTTTGGAGTAACGACAAAAGTGTTTGTTTTAGGTTTAGATGATGAAGTTAATTTTCCAACCGACATGAAAACTACAACTGGTGCACCTTTAAATATGGTAGTTAGGAATATGCAGAATAGTAATAGGGCTTCGGGCCAACCCGCATCTGTTTTAAGTGTAATGCATAATGACGGACCACTTAAAGGACTACCAAAATATGCGTTTGTAGTTCTTAACCCAGATTCTGCTTTTATAGAAAACCAGTTACAAGATCAAGACCCCCTTGTCCAAAATGCTGCTAAAAGCACTTTTATGAATTATGCACTTGCGCATGAATTAGGACATGTATTATTTAAATTTGAGAGTGCAAGACTTGGACTTAGTAGATTTCTTTCGGAAGAACGAGGTGGACGGTATGGTAGTGAAGAATTTATAGAAGACCTTGGGATTACCGAAGCAGATTTTAAAAAAGGAGAAGCTTTGTATAGAGCTTATGCTGATGAGTCTTTTGCATTATTTACTAGAGAAGTAAGGGGCGAGCCCGGATATAATTATCAAGACAGAGCTTTCCCATTTGAAGAGTGGTATGCAGATAAAGCAAGCGCATTTTTATTAGAACAAGAAGGAACAGTTAAAGAGACTTTACCTAGAGAAATTGCTACAGAAAGAACACCTGTAAACATTTATGCTGGCGCAAATCAAAATACTGACTTAAGTAATCTTAAAGCACGTCCATTTAGATTTAAAGTTACTGGAGTAGTAGAGGGCGGAGAAAAGTATGATAGAAAAACATTTTCTAAGTTTCAAAAATCTACTAATGAAAATTCTGGAGTCCAATTCCAAAGTGTTGAGCATGCTTATCAAACTCTTAAATCAGGGAAATTTGATGAAAAAATTTACAACAATCCACGTTGGGGGACGGGTAATGTAAAAATTAAAGGTTTCCTAAAAGAAAACAGAGCTACTAACCTTAAGTTAATGAAAGATTTAATTAAGGCTTCCTTAGAACAAAACGCCGACCATAGAAAAGCTTTATTAGATACAGGTAATAGAAAAATAACACATACTCAAGATAACACTATTTGGAAAGAACAATTACCCAAAACTCTTATGCAATTGCGAAGTGAGTTTGTAGGTATAGAAAACAGAAATAAAAAAACTGTGCGTTCTTACTTTACAGCTTTAGCAAGAAAAGTGCGTGTTTTATTTAATACCTTAAGCGAATTTCAAATAGGTAGGCTTGACACAAATCCAGTATTTAACGATTATGCTTTTGGGGTAATAGAAGCGGTTAAACGAGGTCTTAATAGAGAGAACATAGGTATATCAGTTACCGAGTCTAAAGATATTGATAATTGGGTCCAAGGCAGTGCTGATATTGTACAAAAAGCAGTAGGTAAAAAGAATGCTACTCGTTTTGAAGCTTTAATTAAGAAAATTTTAAAAAGCGAAGCAGCTAATGATATTTACAAATTCTTAGTGTACATCTTAGCTCCAGCAGATAACTTTTTACGTTTGGTATCCCCAGAACTAGGTAAAGCTCTTTACTCTAGATCTCAAACTGTAGAAGATACCGGCTTCTTTAACTACCACCCTGTAGTACAGTACAGATACATTAATGATTTTTATAAAATTTTTAATATTACTAAAGATCCCACACAAGAAGATTTAGCTAATATTGATAGTATTCTAGAAGGAGCTGAACAACTAGCCGCTCTGCCATTAGAAGAAAGGCCTAATGCAGCTAATAAACTTGTAGTAATAGATAAGGATGGTAATGAAGTACAAGTAGATGGAGGCAAAGCCTTAGATGTTCTTAAGTATTTTGAAAAGTTTTATGATGATTATATTTTACCTAATGAGATAAATCCTAAAAAACCTAAAGTTCAAAAAAATATAACTTTCTTTACTAGGCAGTTTGACATAGCTAAGTTAGCTGCAGAACCCGAAGCAAGAGAAGCTTTAGTAAAAGTTTTGAAAAAATACAACCCTAAATCTACTACAGAAGAACTAAGGAATGCAGTAGATAAAATGGTTTTATATGATGAAAGTCTTGATGCTATAGAAGCAGAAGGAGCTGCAGACTTATCTATTGGTATGCAAAAAGATAGACGACCTCTTTTTATAAACATCAGCAATAACGCTGACTTACGTAACATAGAAGGTATTGGTGATTTGATTATTCCTGCGCACCACGCAGTCCGAAAATATATTTCTGAGAATGTTAAAAAAATAGAATTTAAGAAAAAAGTTCGTGTAAAAATAACTAAAAAAGATATTGCAAATAATTCAAACCAATTAGATAAAAAACAAGATGGTGTAATTTATTTTGGTCCTAGAGCAGCAGAAATTTTAATTAATCGAATAGACAACGATAGAGATAGAGGACGCGCAAGAAAAGCAGTACAAGCTATGTTAGGAAGAGCGGGTATGAATATGCCCGGCTGGTTAAGGACTGTACAAAGTTATCTATTGGCTTTAAATGTTATGACATATTTAACTTTTGCTACTGTTGCTTCTTTACCAGATTTAGCTGGCCCAGCATTACGATCTAAAGAAATGAGTATTTTTAGTAGTACTTTTATAAACTCAGTAAAAGATACTTGGGCAAATAGAAAAGAGTTAGAACAGTTTGCGCGTGAGGTAGGTGTAATTGGCTTTGATTCTATTTCACAAATGTACATTAATGCCGGAGAGTTGGGTTATATGACAGAAGGAACAAAATACTATACCCAACAGTTTTTTAAATTTACTGGACTAGAATGGTACACAAGATTCACAAGAATTTTTGCTGCTGGTATGGGCCGACAGTTTCTTATTAAACATGCTAATGACAACTCTGCTAAATCAAAAGCTTATTTAGCTGAGCTACAAGTTACACCGGAACAAATAAAAGCAGCGCAAGACTCTGATTGGGATTTTAGCGACCCTCAACATAGAGAAGTGCAAGATGCGATAGCTAGATTTACCGAAGAATCGGTTGTACGTCCGAATGCTGCAGAAAGACCGGGTTGGGCTTCTAACCCATACACAGCTTTGATATTCCAACTTAAATCATTCTTCTACGCGTATGGTAAGAATATTATAGGTGGTGTAATTAGAAATGTTCAAAGTACCTATGGTCGGGAAGGTAGGATACCTGCTGCTGCGTTACCTGCAGTTTTAGCCCTTACTTCACTATTACCATTAGCAATGGTAGGTATGGAACTACGTGAGCTATTAAAATTTTTACTTTCTCCTCTTTCAGGAACAGTAGACTTTAATTCAAACACTGAGGCAGGTGTTTTTGATTTTAGTAAATTTAGAACAAATGAAATGGGTTATGGTGAGTATTTACTAGAGGCCGCTGACCGTTCTGGAGCATTTGGAGCATGGACTATGTTATTCCCTATGTTTGAAGCAGGAAGGTTTGGGGATGAGTTCTACACAAGTTTACTAGGCCCAAGTGCACAAAGATTAGAAGATTTAATAAAAGGTGACGCTCAATTTAAAGATTACCAACCCTTCGCGGGCGCATTTTAATAATATATAATGAGGTAAATTATGGCTTATTCATCAACAATTAAATTAGTAGTAGGTGATACTTTACCTACTCTAAATTTTACACTAAAAGACAGTAATACCGCAGCTGCTGGTAAAACGCTGGACGCCGATGATAGTACAACATGGGCAGCAGTAAATTTGTCTGGCAGTACTGTACGTTTTAGGATCCGTGAAGTAGGTAGTACAACTGTACTAAAAACAATTACCGGTTCAATCACAGGCGCTTCTAATGGAGAAGTGAGTGTAGCTTTTCCTAGTGATACTTGGACAGCTGCTGGTACTTTCGAGGGTGAAATAGAACACACTACCAGTGGTAGTGGGGTCCAAACTGTACAAGATTTAATTAAGTTCCAAGTGCGCGATGACTTTGATTAATGGCACTTCGAGCAATAGTATCAAGTAATAATCTACGCGCTATAGTAGATACTGACTCGTTAGAGCCAGTTACCGTATTTGCAGATATACAGTCTTTAACTGGTTTTGTTAATTTAGAGTATGGTATAGACTTTCTTAATCTTTCTGCTGTAGATATAGTTCTTGATGCAGATTCTAAAGACTTGTACTTTACACC